TGCCTTCATCTGTTCTGTAAGACTCCCCCAGTTAATATCTTCAAAGTCTATCTTGCTGGTAGGCAAACCCTTACCCACCTTTGCTGGTGCTATATGTGCTGGTAAATCTACCTCTTCACCTTTAATAATCCTTAAAGTTCTTGGAGCAACCGCATTCCATAATGGTATGTTCCAATTGATTGAGTGATAATCGTCATCTATATCAAATGGAGAATCGTTTGATACTTTATCATAGATGTCGTCTTTTGTTTTTTCGTCTGTAATGTCTGCCTCTATTTCATCTACCCACTTCTCAATATCAGCATCAATCTTCTCCAAAGTTGTTATGATTTTTGCTCTCGTAGCATTATACTGCTTTTCATTACCCTTATTCCAAAAATCTTTTATTTGTCCTATTCTTGCTCCCAAAGCATCTTTCTGTTTTACTTTATTGTCCGTCCAGTATGCGTCCTTGTATGCTCTCTTTACATACCCTCGCTCTGCTTCTCGTTTTTCTATTCTACCTACATCTTCACTCACATCTAATACTGGTTGTGCTTTTGTTTTCTTCACTAAATCCCTACTAAAATATTTGGACTCCGCCAAACCCATTGGGAAGGATTCCCCAGTGTCTATCCCCAATCTATTGCCTCTTTTTTGAAATGGGTTCGTTTCTTTTTTGCTTAATAAATATTGAATATAACCCTCCAACGCCATTTGTATAGCGTCATCTGGAAGCGTTTTGTTTGATATACCACCCTTTATCATTTCTGGGACATTTGGGTCTATATAATTCTCCCTATCTTCGTAGTCGGTATATGCTGGTAAAAAATCTTGTAATTTATAACTCTTAATTGAATTACTAATCTCATCTTTACTATCTATTGAATGAACGATTGAATGGAGCAATCCTTTTAATCTAAACCAAGCATTATCTTTTACTCTATCCCTATCCCTATCTTTTGTTGGGTCATAAGGTAATGATGGGTCAAGAAACGGAGCAACATTGCTCGTTATTCTACTTCTCAAAAATCCAGCAATGTTGCGTTGCTGTGGCGTTGCTCCTCCCTCCATCATTCTGCGTATGCCTTCGCCTATCATTTGATTCTCATTAAGTCTATCCAAAACATCACCACTATGCTCTGCTAATGGGTTGTAGGACTCTCCTTCTATTTCTATGTTCTTGGACGACTTCTTTTCAAATGGGTTAAGAGCAGACACCACATCTCTACCACTTCTCACATCATACTGGTTCTTGTTGGTATTGCTTTCAAAGGGTCTGGTTGCCTTGTTGAGTGTTATGATTTCCTTACTCTTACCACCCAAAAGTTCTGCTTGGAGTCCGCCTTGTGAATGCCCTATTGTTGATACATTTTGCCTACCATATTTCTTCTCCGCTTGTTTCTGGACTTTTTCTGCTTCCTTGTAGCGAGGAGTGAGTTTGTATGCTGTCTTGCCTCCCAAAGCATAAACGGCGTTGTTGCCCCAATCCAAAATACCTTCTGTGCCTTTGTGTGCTACGACTGTTTGACCGCTATTGGGGTTATGATAAACCTTACTTGTCTTGGTTGATAATTTACTATCCAAAATAAAGTCCCCTACCTTGTCTATCTTGGGGTCATATGACGCTCCAAGCAAACCTTTCAGTTCCTTTGCGGACAATGCTCCTCCATCTATTCCACTTCCGTCCATACCATAATTCATTTCTTTCCTTTTATCGTCAGCAATCTCCCTTTTCGTCATTCCTTCGTTGGATTTTATACCCATAAAAGCATTCGCATTTCTCATATACATCGCTTCTTGTTTTTCTCTTTCTGCTTTTAATCTTGCTTCTTCTGCTCTTTTTTCTCTTGCTATTTGTCTTGCGGTTTCAGCATCAATTTCTTTCTGTTTAATAGGACTAACAACTTTGGAATCTAATAATTCATCTTCATTACCAGACGCTATTTTTGAAGAACCTCCACCCCTTCCTTTTATCAGTTTCGCCTCTCTTGCTTTCACCAGTCTTGCGAGTAGTATTGCCCTTTTGTCGCTCATTATATTTTATATAGACAAAATAAAATGCTAAACATTACAATAGACAATTCTTAATTAAATTAGTAGGGGGGTAATATTCTTCTCTGTATGTTTTGATTTTGAAAAGAGTTTTATGGATTAACATTCTCTATGTCGCCCAACTCTCTCAACTCCAAACCAAAGTTCTCTTTGGAACTCGTCGGTGTATCTATCGGTTTTATATTTATTGGAAGGGGTGCTAATTGGTCTTGGTATTTCTTGTCTCGGCATATCTTTGAGTTCTCTATTAACTTAACATAGGTATTGTATTTCTCGTCAAGGAATTGCCTACCATTCTCTACCCTATGTCCCCTATCCAATTGCGTTGTCTTATAAATATCGTAGGACAAAATCAAGTAGTTCTTGGAAGCATTTAGTTCCATCTCCATTGACTTTTGAATCCCCAAATAAAGTTCTATTGACGCTATGAGTGCCGACCCCAAAGACAGCAAACAAGTCAGTAAGGAAATGTCGTTCTGCTTCATATAGTTCGTCAGTCCCATTGACGCTATGCTCGTTATGGAAGCAAGGACTATCATCGGCAACTTAAAGTATTTCAAGTATCCCTTGTATTCGTAATATTTCTTCTTGTGGAATGTAGTAAGCAAAACACTATTTTGGCGGATTAATTCTAAAACCCTTTCCACATCGTCCGTCCATTCTTGACCGCTCATTATATATTACCAAAGAAGATTATAGGACAACCAAGACGGCGACCATTTTGGAGCATTCGCCCACTTTGCGTTTCGCTGTCTAAACCGCCTTCTGCGTTCTTCGTCCTTATGCTTACTGAAATCCTCCATTCCAAAATAACCAAAATGTATCATCTTACCATCTGGGTTCTCCACCATATATTTTTTGGTTGCTCTTGTTGATGGGAAAACCTTACCCACATCATACTTGTTCGCAAGTCGTTGAACCACCTTAATATTACTATAATCACTCAAACTCATTATAATATTAATAAACATAATAATGCTACTGCTCCTACCAACAAAACCAGTAAGCAAATCCCTATCACCTTGTTTTGAAACTTGATTTGTTCTTCTATTGGAACTCTATTCACCTTTGGATAATCTGGGTGTAGAAAACTTTCGTAAAGGGTGTTTGACGATTGTTCGCTCTTCATCATTTACTATATGGTAAGATTTAATTTAAGGCGATACAATTTGAGCGGATAAAGACCACTTATAATAACCCATCCAACCAAGACTCGTTCCAAAAAATAAATCCAACGCTAATTCACCACTACCACCAGCAACAAATATAATCGTATCTTGGATAGTAAATTGAGTGCTACTGCCGTAAGGATGAACGCCAACTGCGGTTGTATTAGGGCAAGGAGTTCCAGTATCATATAAACCAGTAAAACTACCATTAATATTATTATAACTAATATAACAAGAAGAAGTAGTATCCACACTATCAACCCAGCAATTAAATTGTATCGCAATCGTATAACTACCATATGGGGTCATTCCACTTAAATATTGAATAGGACTTGACCCAATACCGACATTCGTATAACCGCCACTTGAAGCACTAAACGATTGACCGCCATTTTGATAATAACCCCAACGCAGAGGAGGAGGTGGTGGAACAGAATAAGCGACACCATTAATAATTAAACTACTACAATTTAGATTTAATGCTTGTGCTCCACTATTTCCAGCAGTAATCGTAAAATCCGTTCCGTTAGTGTTGTTAATGCTATTTGAGGCGTATGTGGTTGAAGTAGAAGAATTATTATCTACAAATACAAGTGAATTAGAACCCAAAGAGGATGTTTGATTAGCATTAGCATCAAAAACGGTGAAACTGCCGTTGCTTTGAGTTGATGTATAAGGATAAGAATAAACTTGATATGCTTGATTTGGTAAATTAGAGTAAGCATTAGAACCAGTAAAATCACCCCAAGTTAAACCGAGAACAACTGGACTATACCCATTAATAGTATTTACATTTTGAATGTCCCAATTATCCATATTTAAATTAGTAGAAGCGACATTATTAACAGTCATTACAGAACCCAAAGAAGGAGTAGGAGGAGGATAAGATGTTGAATTGATTGAAGAACAAGCAATATCATTCACACCAGTAATAGATTGACCGAAAGCATTATTACCAGTGAGGAGAACAGCATTTAAATCTGGATAAGATACTACTGGTGTGAGTATATTTGTATTAGTTCCATCTGTTATAGTGATAGTAGCACTTGAAGAGTTTAAAATAATTTGGTTTGTGCCTCCCCCTCCTTGTTTTACATTTAAAATAGTATCTTGAACTACCAAATCCGTAGCGTCCAAAGTTTCCATTACAAAAGGTAGGGTATTCCCTACCCAAGCAACTCCAAAATGAGTTCCACCAGTTCCATCTTCGGCACTCGTATTTATTACCCTCGTTGGTGCTGTGTCGGCATTTTGAACCGAAATTGTATTATTAACCACTAAAAGTGTGGCGTTCAAAGCGTTTGGAGCGACTGCCGACAATGATGCTATTCTATTAGATAAATCGTCCCAACTTGTAGATGTGGTAGTTGTTCCATTATTGTATGCTAAACCAGTTGGGTTCATCGCTATTCCATTGGGAGTAGTAGTTATATCCTTTACCAAAGAAATTGATGGTTCTGTTGTGCTTCGTAAGAACGATAATGCTGTTCCAGTATTGTCGTAGTTTTGTAAAGACAAATCCATAGTTATTCCAGTTCTGCTTCCGTCAGTGTTATACGCCATTATATTATACCAATACATTATATTTTTAATAATTCAACCTCCAATTATTCGTCATTCCAAAAGTTTCAATATAAGCACCGCCACCAGTCGGCATATTACCAGTGTTTATTAAGTCCAAAGAGTAGTTTATCTCCAAATCGCCAACTGGCGTTCCTCCTAACCAATATGGGGTCATACATTTAAAAAACAAAGAAGGTTCTCCATTCGCATCATTCGCACCTATAACACCACAGAAAAGACCCATCTCATCTCCTCCCATACCATTTGAAGTAGCATTATATAACCAATATGCTCGTCCCAAGTTCATATTCGCATTACTGGGTGCGACTGCTCCATATGCGGACGAGTAGTTATTATTGGCGGTTGTAGCAAAACTATTAAGAAGAAGATGCTGACTACAATGTGCTGTTTCAGTCAAAGTTCCACCATACCCAGTATTCCAGCGGTAAGGAAAGAATTGTATATCACCACCATAGGAAGCAAATCCTTCCCTTCCAGAACCTCCTCCATTTGGTTTCCACATCATAGTGAATGAAATACGGCAAGTAAAATAACTATCTACTGTTGTCGCCCCAGTTGCGTATCTTGTTAATCCAAATGGTAAGTGTATGGTTTGCGATGCTGGTGCGGTATAGTTTCCACTTGCTAATACTTGGGTTGATACTGATACTACTGGTGTGTAAGTCGGCACATTATAGATTACCATTGTAATAGGACTACTGGCGTTATTCATTCCCCAACAAAAACCACCATTCGCACTTAAACAAGCGTTTCGGTAAGGTTTGTTAGTTCCAAGAGCATTCCAAGTTTGTCCGTAATTATATGAAACATAAGCACCAGTAGTAGTATTGTTTCCAACTATTATTGTTTGCCCCATTCCACAACACTCTATTGTAGCGACACTATCAGTATTGAAAGATGGAATAGTAGGTAATGACGACCAAGATGCTCCGTAATCTCTTGATATATAAAAATAAGCGAGATTAGATGCTGGGTAATTAGTGTTAAAACCACCAGCAATTAAAATATCTCCTATCATATTCATACAAATACCAGACATAACGAAACCCAAAGTAGCGGAGGCAACTGTCGTAAAAGACGCTCCGTAATTTGTGCTTCTTTTATATCGGCAGTCATTTGTTCCATAACTATACTGATACGAAACATATTTACCACTCGCACTTACCGCTATTTGAGATTGAGGATATGTTTCATATTGTTGAACCGCACCACTATTTTCAACTTGCGTCCAAGTCTGTCCGTAATTAGATGATTTATAAATTATTGATATATTTGCCCCAGTTAGATAAGAACACCAAGCATATTTTCCAGTTGCCGATGTTCTAACATAACCACTCAAACAAGTCTGTCCGCTCGGTAATGCTGTTGAATAAGAAAACCCACCTTGACCGAACTTATCATCAACATACATCGTAATTCCATCACTATAAAACTGGTATTGTCCGTTTGGAGAAACACCAATTATATAACTACTTGCTAATGTTGAAACGATTTCCCAAGTGCTTGTTGTTCCATCAACATTTTTAGGATTTGCGTAGTTGCTATTTCTTCTAACATACCCCCCAACAACATTTTGAGAGACCAAACAATATTGTCCGTTTGCGGACATCGCCAATGCCCTTATACTACTGAAAGATACTGGTGCTTGGGTATTTGTAAAGTTCCAAGTCGGCACTTGTGCGAGTTGTTTCGTCATCAAGTCCAAAGGATAGACTATTGATAGGTCATCATCATAACTTCCTCCGCCACTTCCATTCGCAAGAGCAGTAATCTTACCATTCGCATCTACCGTCAAATTGGCGCTGGTATAAGAACCAGCAAGAGCACCAGCACCAGTATAAGCACTTGTCTGTGATGTGCTGTCGCCAGAAAAAGTAGCAGTCGTCATAGTTGTGGTAAGGGTAAAATTATTCGTCCCAGTCCAAGTGTTATTTAACGGCAACAAATTAGTTCCAGCACTCCCATTCGCAAGGGCAGTTATTTTTCCATTCGCATCTATCGTCATATTGGTATTTGTGTATGACCCAGTCAAAGCACCAGCACCAGTAAAAGCACTTGTCTGTGATGTGCCGTCAGTAGAATATACTACACTATCAGCATTGAGGTCTTGGACTTCCGTTGTATCAGCAATCAATTGAATTACACTTGCCGTTTCATTGTTGGTGATAGTGAAATCACTACCGCTTTGAGTTATGGTTGTAGTATTGGTTGCTACTACTGGGTCTTCAATTGTGATTGAATTAAAGGTAGGGTTTAAACTACCACTACCATTGCTAATTGCCGTAATCTTACCATCTGTATCCAAAGTAATATTTGCCGATGTGTAAGCACCGCTCAATGCCCCAGCACCAGTGTAAGCAGAAGTTTGCTCTGTTGAATCCAAAAAATTAATAGAACCATTGATTCCATCAAAAACGATGTCGCCAGAAAGATTTATATTATTGTTAATGTCGCTTGTTCCATTAACTACTAAATTGGTTATTGACGCTGTTCCGCTTGAATTAAAACCAACAAGATTCAAAACTCCTTGTGCGTTGGGGTAATTTACATATGTTCCACCGCCACCGCCTCCACCTTGCGAGGTAGATGTAGTGCCGATGAACTCATTCACATTGAATATGGGAAGTGTCTCTGTGGGTGGTGGATATGCCGACATTAATATATATTGTATCAACATTATATTTTAATACTATTAACCCTTTTTAAAGGTGAGATGGGAATACCTTACTGGTTGCTTTTTGGGAAAATCCTTTGTGTTAAAGATAGGTGTGGGGCGGTCATAGGTCGGCGGTGAGTATTCCATTATATAATTAAGCAAAGATAATTATTTGGATTAAATGCCGAAATTATTATATCGCCATACAATATAATCCTAAATGCCTCGTAAGAAGAAAGAACCAGAACAAGAACCAGACGGAAAAATTGTAAATATGTATGAAAGGATTCCAAAAGAACTATTAGACAAAGCAGAAAATCCCAACTTCAATCTCCATAAACTCAAAGTCCCATTCCGTATGTGTGTGGTTGCTCCTTCTGGGAGCGGAAAGACCAATTTTGTAGTCAATCTCATAGGACTATTTAGCAAAGGCAAAGGCACTTTTGCCGACATTACAATCATTACCAGAAACAAGGACGAACCCCTTTACAAATGGTTAGGACAAAAAAGCGATAGTATCCAAATCAAGGAGGGTCTGGAAAACACTCCCCAGTTAGACAAGTTTGATAAAGAGGAAAACCACTTGGTAATTTTTGATGATTTAGTTTTAGCAAAGGATTTATCCAAAGTAGAGAATTACTACATTAGAGCAAGAAAACTCAACTGCTCCGTCATCTTCCTTTCCCAGTCCTATTTCAAAATACCCAAAATAGTCCGTAATAACTGCTCCTATCTGGTATTGCTAAAATTGAGCGGTCATAGAGAAATCAATATGATTTTAAGCGAAGGCGGTCTGGGCGTTGATAAAGAAGACCTTATGAAAATCTACGAATACGCCACATTGGAAAAGTTCAGTCCCCTCATCATTGACTATGAAGAAGAAATCCACAACCGATACAGAAAGGGTTTGCTGGAAATAATTGACCCCAACCGATTTATGAATACAAGAAATATGAGAGTTGAAAATACAATGGAATTGAATCCAAAGTAAATTAGTAGGGGGGTAAAATACTTCTCTGTATGTTTTTGTTTTATAACTCTTTTTACAAAACAAAATATTAGATTACATTCCCAAACTCGCCATCTCTATGAGTATCTCATTCACCTCCCTTCTTGGAATACGACCATCTTTGGCGAACTTCAAAAGCGTCAATTTGAACTTCTTCAATAAATCCTTATTATCATTACCAGCAAGGATTTGACCTCTCATCTTCTCAAAATCCTCCATATCCTTCGTTTCAGCATCTTTGTCTGGCGAAGGGATTTGAGCGTCCATCTTCGCAAGTTTTTGAATATTATACAAATACCTTCTGTCGTCTTGGTTAAGGGCATTGATGTCGTCATAGGAAGGCAAACCCCCACCAGCAATTTTCGTCAAAACATTCTGGACTTCCTTACCTATACGCCTCGCTGGGATTTTATGGATACAAGCACCACTATCAAAACGGACTACACACTGACCGTCCTTTAACTTTTGCTTATCAATCACATAACGACCAAACTTGGCGAAGCGTTCCATAGGAGGGATTCCGCCTTCTGCTTTAATGGTAGGGGAACTCTTACTCTTAACAAGTCCTCGTCCTTTGATGCCTTTTCCACTAATACCAGCACCAGCAATACCTCCAAGTATCTCGTTCAACATTGCTAATTTTTCTGGGTATTTGGCGAAATATGAAATGAATGACCCATATGTTTTGCCTTTGGTTTCTGGGTCGCTACTTCCATCTAACCATCTCAAAACTCTTTTTCTGTCTTTTACTTGACCCTCTTGTAGCGGTTCTTCAACAAGTTGTCTCCTTATTTCCCTTACCATTGCTCTTCTTACGGTCGCCCAGTCTCCCTTTGGAACATTAGACATATTTGCTAATAAAGGCAAATCACTTTCACCATACTGGGTTGTATATTCGCCAGTTGCTCCTTCTGTTTCTTGTGCCTTCTGTGCGGATTCAGTTGCGATTACTTGCTCTGCGATTTCTGCTGGGGTTGCTTGGAAACCACCAGTAGTCAAATAACTCTCCTTAAACTTCTCAAAGAACGGCATAAAAATACCCTTCGTAAAACCAAACTTGAATCTCCTACTTGCTTCACTACTAATTGCTCCAAACTGCTCTAACAAAAATCGCTTGTCTTCATCGTCCATATTAATCACAATGTCGTTTGCTGAACCCATATCAGTGATTTTACTCAACTCCTTAATAAGTAATTGAGAAAGTCTTGCTATGTCGGCAGACTTTTCAGTAATGGAGCGGTTGTCCTCTATTTGTGATGGTTGGGCGGTCTCCTTAAACAGTTGGTTTGCTTGTAGATTTTTGGAATCTATCGCAATCTGGGTTCTCAAAGATGCTAAATAACGCTTCTTGAACTCTTCGGCAGATATTCTGGGTGCGGACATTATATACTTACCAGTAGATAAAAATTATTACAAAAATACTCTTTATCTTAACACCCCAAATTAAAATTATTCCTCCACTAATTCTTCGGTCGGTTTCACAAACTCCTTCAATCCCCAGAATCCTTTCTTGTTGCTATACTCCCCCTTGATGCGACCCATCGCCTTCAATTCCTTATTAACCTTCTGCGAACTTGTCCCAGCAAATCCATTATTCGCTAAAATACTCTTGATTTTCTCGGCACTACAAAACCACTCTCCTTCACCCTTGCCTTTCCTTACCTCTGGCGTTCCCTCAAATATAAAGCAATCCAAAAGACCTTTCCTCAATTCCGTAGTCCCCTCTTCGTTTTCATTCTCCTTGTCTTCCTCCGCCTTCACCAACTCTACTGGTTTCGCAAATGCTTCATACAAAATCATAATGAAGGCATTCGCCCACTCTTCGCTTCTTGCCTTGTCTTTAATAGTTGGGTCTGCTGGTAAGTATAGTTTCAACAGAAAGTCTGGTTCTCCGTCCTTCTTGCGTTTGTCTATTTCTGCTTGGGATTTGAATTGAATACTACTGCTAAACTGGTAAGCAGTTTCCAAACAATCTGGACTACTAAATGGGGGCAAGTCATTACACATCATCATTGCCCTTGCTTGAATACAAAACTCTACTGGGTCTTGATACAACCCTCTTGCCCTATGACTATCACCTCCACTACATAGGCGTTTGAAAATCTCACCATTTACTTTAACAGCATTTCCACTACTATTTTCTGGGACTTCTTGTGAAACCGCCAGTCTCGCAAATTGTAGGGGCAGAATCCAATAGTTCTCCTTCTCTACATCACCAGAGGGGCGTTGTTTCATCAATAAATTAGCAGATTGGATAATAGCGTAGTATCCACCAATCGCATTCTTACTCAATACTTCCAGAACACCCTTACCACAATTTCGGTTTCCCATATAGGTCGCCCAACTCTTATCCTCTACACACCCAGCAACACCTCTCGCCAAGAAACGCATTGCTGTATCATATTTCGTATTGAATAAATGTTTCAACAAATCCTTTTCTATGGTTTCCATTGTTGTTTTGTTGGGGGTAGTAAAATACTTACCAAAAGAGCGATGTATAATGACTGGTGTATAAACTTCTATCTTCTGTTGTTTCAATTGCTCCCAAGTCTTAAACCACCGCTCATTGAAATCCAAAACGCCATCGGTGAAGCATAGGCGGTATTTGGTTGTGCTATGAAACTTCTTATACAATTCTGGGTCTTCGTTTTCCTCCTTGACTTTATCCATCAATGCTCTCGTCAATGCTCTTGCTCCTCCTTCCATTTTTGAATGAGGCAGTCTATCCCCTTTTTTACTTACCCTATACAAATCACATTTCATAAAATAACAAAAACAAGAGGACGCTACATTCTTCTCGCCAACTACCCAAACATTTCCCTTTTTCATAAAATACTGACCCTCGTAGTATTTCACAAACTTTTTCACATCTCCCCAGATTTTTCCAATCGCATCATCATCATCTAATATTTCACCCTTGTAGTAAGTTTCTTCCATCTCCTCACTTTCAATTATCGCAGACAAGGGCGATATTTGCTCCGTCTTGCGACGCTCAATTACATTATCCAAAACACCTTCCAGTCCCTTGACTACAAATGTAATGTTCTTGAATCCAGTCTTGGTGCGGACATATTCATTCATTTGCGACAAAGACATCTCAAAATTGATTTCTGGCGATGGGGGTGGTATGGTAAATCCGTCATATCCCCAATCCACTATGCCTTTGGGAATGACCTTTGCTTCTATCAAATATTTATACGCCTTGTAAGTAATTTCATTCTCAATCACTCCACAGAAATACGACATCACCCTATTCTTCCTACTCCAAAGTGTAGTGCTATACTCCGCCGAACCTTCAATTAAGGCAAGTTCTTTTCCACATAATATTTTTTGTAGGTCTTCGTTGTGTAAATAAACCAACTCTATAATTTTCTTCGTAGTATCCAAAAAGGCGGAGTAGTATGGGTGAGGTAGGGTAGTATTACGCAACGCCTTCGGTCTGCGGATTTCCACATCTTTGCCTTCCAAGTTGCGTTTCTTCCCTTGCTCTATGTCTTTCGCCCAAGCACTAAATCCCCCACCATAGATGGTCTTGTTAAACAACCATTTTATATCACCCTTCTCCAAAGGTTCTTCCTCCTCTACACTATGGTATTTAATTAAGCATTCGCACACATCGTCAAAATCCGTTATGACCTTGTTGTATGCCTTCATATCTACTCCATTCTTCTCCCCCAATTCGCTCAAAATCGTCATATGTCCCTTCCGTTGGTCTATATCTATCCAATTTTGATATTTATAAATTGTGTTCTTGATTACTCTCGGCATTGCGATTAAAGCGGAGTAGTAGCGTTTAAACAGCGGATTAGGGGTAGGCATTTCCCCTTGCTCGTTGGCGACCATTTCGTCCGTAGTCCAACCATTCTTGTATTTATACTTCTTGGGGATTTCGGCATATCTCCGTCCCAAATTACCCTTCCTCGCCTTCAAAACATACTTCAATTGATTGTCCGTAATTCTATCTATCAGTTTTCCAAACTCCACCCTACTCTCCGTAGCAACCACTTCGTTTCCAAACTCATCTTTGGTTCGGTCGTCCAAAATAAGTCTCGCCAATTGTAGGTCTATATGCTCTATCATCTCCCCTTCTATCAATGTGTATTTTTGCGTTGATAGGGCAGTTGTGTTGATTTTCCAGTCTTCAATAAACTTCATATTGTATGCTTGATATAATATGAGGGTTGTTTTTAAGTATGTTTCAATTTTATTTATATTATATTTCCTCTAATTTTGGCGTAGGTTCGGCAATCTCCTTTTCGGTCATATCTGCTAAAAACTTACACAAATGCTCCTTCAACTCTGGGTGGGATTGTATGATGGGTTTGAACTCCAACCAGCATTTCCATACATCGCCAGACGCAGACCCCCATTGCTCGTAAAACGCATCTGTAATCGCATCTGGGTATTTGATTCGGTAATGCCTCGTTCGCTCCATCTCATTCAAATAATCCTTGTTCTTATGGTGGTATTGCCTCTGGTAAGCATTTCTATCCAATTGGACTTCATTCATTACTTTCTTCTGTCTCGGCGGTTTCTTTGATAATAACATCTTTACATTATAACAAGTCTAATGTTTAAGTATGTTTCATAATTATTGATTTAACCCCCCCAACTTTTTCCAGATTTTTGGGGGAAATGGACGCTCCACAAGAGTATCCATACAAAATATATATTTCATCAAAGTAGTGTTTTTTCATTAATTTCTGTGGGAATATCTTTTGAGTCGCTGTTTGGGGGAGGGAGTTGAGATATTTGGGGGAGGTGGTTTTGGGATTATATGGAGTAGTATAATAATACTACTCTTTCTACTCCAAAAATTAGAGTATATTATAAATATACTATAAGAACCCTTATAGGATAAACCCTTAAAGAAGCACTTAAAAGTGCCTACTATTAGGAACACCAATATTTTGTATTGCCTTTTTTCTTTTCTCCGCATAAAATATAATGATGAGACGCACAGCACTTTCAACTCCTCTCGCTATGGGTAAAGATGTAGATGGTGGTTTGGTTTGGAGAGGTTTTTCTCCCAGAACCGACACTGGTCGCCTACCAGTGGATAGGACAGTAAGCAATCCCTTCCGTTTTGGAGGTTCAAATGTAAGGTTTTACTTCCCTTCAAAATAGTTTTAGCAACATAATTTTAATCTTTGTAATGTGTATAGTATGCGAACCATAGTGCTGAACGAGACGAACATAGTTGGAGCAAACAACAACTCTTTAATTTACCAATTCCCTTCTTCCGTAGATTTGACTGGTTGTGAGGTTGCGGTTTCCAATATTACAATGTATTATAGTTGGGATAATATCAATAGCACCACATTACAGAACAATATTTTTTATTACAACTGGGTAAGTGGAACAACAAATACCCAATACACAATTACTATTCCCAATGGTTTGTATGAATTAAGCGATATTAATGCTTACCTCCAATTTTGTTTTATTCAAAACGGACACTATTTAGTGAATAGTGGAGGACAGAATGTTTATTATGCGGAAATGATAATCAATCCTACCCAGTATGCCGTCCAAGTAAATACTTTCGCTGTCCCTACTTCCTTACCAGTGGGTTGGACGAATCCAGCAAGTCTGGTTTTCCCTACCACTACATTCAATCCAGTTTTGACTTTCCCAGCAAGATTTAACGAAATAGTAGGATATGCCGTCAATTTTGCTACGGCAATCAATACTGGTGGAGGCAACACTTTGTCTTATTTGTCTTCGGTCGCACCGCAACTCCAACCCAATTCGTCCCTTTTGATTGCGATGAGTGGTATAGACAACAAGTATGCGAATCCCAATACCATCATTTACTCCGTTGCTCCCAATGTGGGTTTGGGTGAATTGATAGTGGAGAAACCAGCACAATTTAACTTTAACAGATTGTTGAGTGGAACTTACAATCGTTTGCTGTTTCAGTTTTTAGGAAACGACCTTAACCCAGTGGTTATTAGAGACCCCAATATGACTATCATTTTGGTTATTAAAGACCAAGACGATGTGTTCGCCGATTTGGGAGCATCAAGAGGCGGAGGAAGTGGTGGTTTGACTCACCAAGTAAATAGTAGAGGCGGACACAACCAGTCGCAACATAATACGGCGATTGCTGGTAATGGAATGAGGCGTTTTTAGGGGAAATAATAATTTCTTTGCTTAATTATATACAATGAATATCGGCGGTGAAATGACGGAGCAGAACCTATCTCGGCACTATGAGGATTTTAGCAAAGAGGCATCAAGACTGATGAATGAGTTGAAGAACTCAAAGGAACACAACGAGGAGAGGGATATACAGAAACAACTTACCATCGTCCAAAGTATTAGCACCAATATAATAAGATTACGAAATATCAAGAAAAAGGCAAAAGACAAATTATAAAATCTTTGGTGTTAGTATAGAATGGTATATTTAGCAAGACCGCATACAATCCAAAACCGAGTGGTTATGAGTAAGATGAAGGGAACTGGAATGGGTAGTGTTTTACTGGATACTGGTGGTGCTGGTGGTGGAAGTTCGTATGCCTCTATGGAGGATTATTTAAGAACAACGCAGAGGGGCAAACAGATGGGATTTGGTTTAGGCGGAGCAATCCAGAAAAAACTGGAAAGTCTATCCATAAAACCAGCAGACCAAAAATACAAGAAGAAGAAACAGAATATCCAATTTGACCTATAAGGTTTAGAAATAGTGTAATTACGCCGATTTTTTATCTCGGCGTAATTTATAAATGTCTGGCGATACACTCACATACGACTTGTCTTCTATGACCGAAGGAACTCCCCAAGTTTTTGTTAAAAAGGATTGGTTGAATATCTTGGATAATCAGTCTGGTAATTATCAAGGTAATCAGTCCGTTGTTGATACTTCGCAGTTGGCGAACTCCAACAAGTATATGAATTACAGAGAGGCGTATTTAGCAGTTCCTATGCTAATTACCGCTACTACGAATGCTTCTGCTACTAACGATTTCTTCATTGACCCTACTTCTGCCCTTACTTCTATGGATTACTCAATTGGTTTGAGAAATTGGTTTGGTAGTATTATCCATTCCTTCACTTTGGACTACAACGGAACTACGATTATCCAGCAAACTCCCTTTGTTTCTATGTGGAATTGTTTCCGTTTGATGACGACACTCTCCATTAGCGACATCATTATCAATGGTGCTGATATGGGTTTTTACCCAGATGACCCTCTTTCTTGGGGTTTCTCTTCTGCTGGTAATGCTTCTGGTAAGGGAACTTACAACAACGGAAACTTTGTTGCTCCTACAAGAGTAAGTGGAACTCATACTGGATACAAGACTGGTAATGATGGTTTCCTACAAAGACAGATGTATATCAATTTTGACCCTACTACTACAAGTGGTCTATCTGGTGGTGGAACTGGTGCTTCCACTGTCGGTGATGGTTTCGCTTCTATCTTAACCTCCGCAAATACTTCCGCCCAGTATAAGTCATATGTTTTAACAAAGACCGCCACTGTTTTCCAGATTGCTATTATGGCGACTATTCACTTGAAGCATATTCACAATTTCTTCCAGAATGTTCCTCTTTTGAAGGGTGTTTTTATGAAGATGACTATCAACTTGAATCAGTCCTCAATTAGTATTGCCTCAACCAACGGAGGAACTACTTGGACTACTGGTGGAGCAAACTCTACCTCTGTCTCATCTGCTTTGGGTGGTGTTTCTCCCCTTATGTTGGCGAGTGCTGGTTCTGCTCTTGGTGTTGTCGCTACTGCTAATAGTTTAGTCCAACAAGCACAAGGAGGTTCGCAGTGTTTTGCTTTTGATTCTGGTGCTACTGCTGGTGCTACTACTATTTCCATTACGGTTGGTCGCTCTGCTCCTTCAACCCAGTCTTCTGTTGCTGGGGTTCAGCAATCTGGTTTCAATCAGTCAATTATGCTCTATGTCCCAGCATACACTTTTAACCCCACATACGAAGATGCTTATTTGTCCTCCCCAGTTAAGACCATCGTCTATACCGATATTTACCAATACCAGTTCAATTGCGAAGGTGGAAATGCTGGGTCATTCAATCAACTTATCACCAACGGTATTGCGAATATCAAGAGTGTGTTAGTAATTCCTTACTACAAGTCTGCTGATAATGGTGGATACTTACCTTACCAATCCCCTTTTGATGACGCTGGTGCTGGAACAACTTCTCCCCTTTGTTTGCTTACCAATTTCAATGTTGTCGTCGCTGGTGCGAATATGATTTACAATACCCAGAAATACTCTTACGAGCAATTCCTCAATCAGTTGAGAGGTTGTGGGTCGGTAAATGCTGACCTCACCGATGGTCTCACTTCTGGTCTTATTAACAAGTTGGGTTTTGAAAGTAAGCAATGCTTTTACTATGTTGATTGCTCTCGTATGCTCCCAGTAGAGGAGGCAGTTCCCAAATCGGTAAGCATTATCGGTAATAACTCTTGCGAGAAGGCACTCACTTTCTTTGTCTTCATTGAATATGGAGTCCAAGTGTCTGTTGATGTTTTAACTGGTGCGAGAGTTTAAGTCAAATTACCCCACCCCTAATATACTTCTCTGTATGTTTTGATTTTAAAAAGATATTTAGAACAAACACTTTATCTCATTGTTTAGAATTAGTCATCTTATAGCATTTTATTATCTCCAATGATAATATAATGGAATCTGTTAGAATACGAGCATCTCCAAAGCAACTCTCAAAGTTGAGAAACGGACACAAAGTTAGTATAAAACCAGCAATGGAAGGTGAGGGTTTAGTGTTAGTCATTGACCCTTCCCAATACAACGCAATTAGTAGAACATTTAGCAGAGGTAAGGGAAAGGTGGTTCAGTTGTCGCCAGAAGAGATTATGGCGAATAGAGAAATAGGTGGTGAAGGTATTTTTAGCACTTTGAAAAAGGTCGCCAAGAGTCCCATCGCCAAGAGTTTAGGCAAGTCTGCGATTGATATGGCGGTTGCTTCTGCTGGTGCTTCTGGATATGTGCCTCCCAGTGTCGCCAAATCGCTTGGTAATATGGCGAAAAAACAAGTTGATGGTATGGGTATTTTTGATACAATTAAGAAGGGAGCAAAAACTCTCGCCAAGTCAAAGGTAGGGAAATCCCTCGCCAAGACTGCTATTGATACGGCAGTTGCCTCTGCTGGTGCTTCTGGATATGTGCCTCCTTCTGTTGCGAAGGCACTTGGTAAGGAAGCGAAGTCGCAAGTAGATGGATATGGTCTTTTTGATACAATTAAAAAGGGAGCAAAATCCCTCGCCAAATCCAAAATAGGAAAGAGTTTAGCGAAAACCGCCATTGATACGGCAGTTGCTTCTGCTGGTGCTTCTGGATATGTTCCCCCTTCTGTCGCCAAAGCAATTGGAAACCAAGCAAAGTCGCAAGTTGATGGATACGGCATTTACTCTGGCGGAGGAGGAAGTCAAGGAAGAGGAATGTGTCCCAGTTGTGGTTGTGGAATCACTGCTGGAAATGGTTTGTATGCTGGAAGAGCAAGAGGTATGGGTATGGGAATGAGTGGTGGAGCGTTATTAAATGTAGGCAATTCCCTAATGCCCCCAGCACTTCAATCGCAGAATGCTTCCGCCAACTTTGCCTTCCGCAATCAATTACCGCCATCTCTCGCCCATATAAAATAATTATTTTCTTTATTTAGAATATACGAATGCTGACTGACGGAGATTTAAGACAATTAGCGTCCCAGATGGGAGTGCCTTTGGAATATGTAGGGTTCAAAGATGAATTACCAAGAAAAATCAAATCCAATAAGGCATACATTATTAATTTAGAGAATGAGGAAAATGGTGAAGGACAAGACAATGGAGGGTCGCATTGGACTTGCTTCTATGTAGCACAATATCCAAACCAGAAGACAGAGGCAATTTACTTTGACCCCTTTGGATTTCCTCCCCCAGAAGTAGTAAAAAAAAGAGTGAAGGACACCTATGGGATTTCCTTACCCTACACAAAGACGGATATTCAATCACTTATGAGTAATGCTTGTGGTTGGTATTGTATGGCGTTTCTTCATTTCATTATAGCAAACCCTTTACGCTCAAAGAACTTGTATGATGATGTAGCATCATTTATGGGTATGTTTTTGGATTTAAGAGAAAAGACAAATTGGAAACAGAACGAGTGGGTGCTTCGTCAATTTTTTCAAGCAAAAGACCCAAAATTAAGGAAACCCATAGATGTATTTCCAGACGAACAACCAGAATATAAACCGACATCAAAAGACGATAGGGCAACCCCAATGGGTATAGCGGTAGAAACAAAATATATTTAGGTAATGTATATGTCTCGTTGGACTGATTGGGTTAAGAACTGGGCGAGTGAAAATAAAATGAGTTATGGGTGTGCTTTAAGCAAACCTCAATGCTCTGCTGAATATAGAGAAGAATACGGACTTCCCTTACTGGAAAAGCATAAGGCGTTTTTAAAAATGAGAGAAGAAAAAGATGCGAAAAATGTGAAGCATAGGGAACGAAGGGCAAAATTAAAAGAAGGCGGTGTGTATTCTTCCAAACAATTAAAATAAATGCTTAATTATATAATGGACTTTTTTAGATTAATCAATCGCCCCAAACCGCCAACAGAAAAAGAGGACTTCTCAAAGAAAAAAAATCCCAACTACAAGAATGTAAATGCGAGTGGGGGAATGTTAATAGTTGAGTTTAATTAAGTTAAGTTATATCAAAATACAAAGTTATATATACAATTTTTTATTTTGGTTAAGGGTATTCCCCTTGATACGATGGTAAGACATTTTCTAACCAGTTGGTAAGGTTTGCCCTACATATAGGACATCGTTTCTTTTCGCCTACATTTTTGTCGTAGAGTTCCACCCAGCAAGATACACAGCAGTAGTGGGGACACTTCACTTTGTAATCGCTATTGCGGACGCCGTCTCTTTGTTTTTGGGGAGTGTATGCCTCCAAGCATATAGGGCAGTTGTCGTCGGTCTCGTTAGGAGGGAAATCCTTACTCCCATTGTATTCTTCCTCTACGCTTTCTGCGTCGCCGTCGTCGTCGCTCTCGTCGCCCATATCGGCAACATACTCGTTATACATATCTTTTTTTTCCAACCAGAACTCTATGCCTCTACTACACACATAGAAATACGCAAAGTTTTTGAATATTTTCCCATAGGTAAGATTATCATAATCCCAAGAAGAACCAGTTATTTCCTCACTCCACTTATTTATTTTGTTTATCATTTCAATTACCACAAACACTTCTGGTGTATTTGTTTGGTTGTCTTCGTCAAAATCAATCCAAGCATCTTCAAAGTCAAAGTTATTACTATTGACTGCTTCTGGTATAAAAGTTTCGTCCCACCAAGTTTCGTCTTCTTGCTGGGCGATAGTGGGTCGTAGCACATTATAAACATCTCGCATATAGATGGTGTGAATAAACTCTTCCATTGTATTAATTCTGCTTTGAGGTGTTTCCATTTTGTTAATATTATGTTGTATGTTGTTATTTTATAATTCTGTTTCAATTTTATTTTCAATTTTAAATCAATTTTTTGACTTCGTTCAATTTTATGGAGATTTATTTTATTAAAGTGTTTGTTATTTCGCCATCATAGTTAGTTTTTTTCCTAACCTCACCAAGAGGACGATTCACATAGTCCCTTTCTTTGGCGACAGAACAGAACCTTGTGTGGCGTTTCATTGCTGGTTTTAAATCACAAAATCTTTCACCTCCCCAAGCGTATCCACAAGCACAATGAAACATTGGGACACTTGAAGTTTGTATTTGAGTCTTGCTATTTTTCGGCATTTTAATATTTATAATGTGATTGTTGTTGTATATTTTAGTTTCAATTTTTTTTTCAATTCAAATCAATTTTTTGGGTCAATCAATTTTATGGGAGGTCAAGATTGTATTCTGTTTTCATTCGTTTTTTGAAGACGACAAGAGGTCGCCCCATTTTTTCGCAAAGTGTTTTGAGATGCTCCCAATCACTTATGAACCCCTCTTCGGTAAGATAATCACTACCATACCCAGTCTTCTTCTTATGACCCCAGTTTTCAATGTCTTTGAGACATAGTGTTATTTGCCGTTCTTCTGCTCTGGTAGTGAGACACTTCTCGTAGGTCGGTTTTTTTGGTCGGTGTCTCAACGGACAAGCGAACTTATGGTGTTCGTATATATTGGCGAGAAGCATTTGCTTACCACACTCGCACTCAACATCTTGATGCCGATACTCGCAGAGATACTCCGCCTTTTCCTTACGCAACTCTGCGTCCCTATCATCACAACATTCATCATAGCATTCGGCAATTGTATCAAGAATCCTTTGGGCGAAAGGACATTGTTCCAAGTCGTATTCTTTTTCAATACGCTTTCGTAAGTTAGTTAGTTTTGCTTTGTTAAATACAGACATTACAGAGAGTTATTTTACTATTGGTGTAATTTGGTTTTTTCAAATCAATTTTTTTAGAAACTATAATTCAATTTTATGGAAAAAAAAGGGTTGCCCCTCAATTTGATTTGTATTTAATTAATTTAAAAGTTATGTGATATGTAATATAAATGGGTTATACAAAGGAATATTTTATTGGATTTTGTGAGTTTTTGTTTGGTTTATTTGGTCTTTTTATTATAATAATTTGGGCGTTCCCCAAACCGAATCAATGCCTACGAGGGTGATTTATTTTTTGTCTTTCATACTATCAAGCATCATTAAGAATGCTTTCATTGGGTTTTCTGCTAATTCTTTAACTTCCATTTCTCGTTTAACTTCTCTTGCTTTGGTTTTCACCATTTCAAACCCATCGGCAGTAATCCCCATTATTTTGTTTTCGCCTCTATTAAATCTGCTGGTCGCATTCACATAGAGGAGGTATGCTGGGCGGTTAGGATAATCTTTCTCTGCGTATTTTTTCAAAACTTTCTGGATATATTTATTAATATCCCTTCCCCCAGTATTCAAGTATCCCTTTTTGTAATATTTTTGGAGGTAAGGAATCAACTCGTCAAAGGTCTCGGTGGTCGTATAGAATAGTCCCTCTTCTTTATTCAAAATCAAATTGAAATTGCTGTATCCATTCAAAGCAATCTGTCCGCACCAAAGGGACATCATCATTTCTGGGGCGGTCTCTGGGGGGACAAAAGTAGAACCGCAAGTGGTATTTCCGTTAAAAGATTGTTTAGACATTTTCGTTATTTTAATTTTATGCGTTTAGTTTTATCTGTGGAATCTATTTCAATTTTTTTTTCAATTTTATGAAAAATGTGAGGGACGCTTTTTTGAATCAATTTTTTTGGAACGCAAAAAAAGGGAATATCCCCTTGTTGTTAAGTTAAATTAAGTTAAGTTAAAATCATACAAATATATACACAAAATCCTTACCTTTAATATTCTAAATTATCGTATTTCAAGAAGTTGGCGAAGTTGGTGTAGTATCCAATATTCACACTCTCTTTATAGTCCTCATCATAGTCCTCGCCCTCCTCTTCGGCAAAACTTTTTACAAAGTAATTGTTGAGGAAAACTCCTCCATCTTGTAGTAGTCTATCTACTTTCTCTTCGCTAATACCAAGTTCGGTCTTGATATGCTCTCTGTTGGGTTCAAGGATATTACTACTGAAACTATACCAGTCGTAGTCAAACATAGGGTTCTGTTTTAATTTGGTGGCGATAAGTCCAAACCACTTGGCGTTCATTTTCTTTGGGGCAACCAGACGCTCCCTTACGCCATTCCAAGAGATTACTGCTTGGTCGTCGCCACAAGCACCCATAAGGAAGAATGGGAAGTATAGTGTTTTTTTGTCCTTTCCTCTCGCACCACACTCGCCCATACGAGTGCTGATGTTGTAGGTAAGTCCGTTAATAGTAGTAGTGTTGCTGTTGGCGGTCGTCATTTCAATATTTATATCTTCTTTTATGTCTGTGGAATCTATTTCAATTTTTTTTTCAATTTTACAAGTTTTTTCACTCTCACTCTTTTTTCTGGACTCTTTCAATTTTATGACCTCTTCTTTAACTTTTTCGTCTGGGGCAATCAAAACGATACAATCTTTTCCCTCTGGATTTACTCCTTCTAAAATATAGACCCCTTCCATTGGTGTTTGATTTACTTTTATTTGTTTTACTCCTTGATTTCTCAAAACATCAAACCCTCTCTGGATATATTCTTCGGCAGTGTTAAAAACTGGTGATTCAATTACAACTTTGGTGTTGGCGTTCATTCTTAATTATATACCTTTCTTTCTTACCAAATATTTTATTTCAATTTTTTTTTGTTTCATAAGTAAATCCAAAATACTTAAAATCTATAATTTTTTGGTTAAGAGACACTCTCTTTGATGGTAGGGAAATCCTTACCATCAAAATTGTTTAAGTTGTTTTCAAAAGTATTTAAGTTAAATGATAGGCATATCGCCATTAATGTATCCATCTTTGGTAATATCAACTGGAAGAATACCAGTCTCAACCATACCATCATAGATTTTTTTGATTTCACTTTCTTCTTTTGGAGGAGGTAAGCAATCCTTTACCCCCTTTGGAAATATTTCATTCTTAACACAACGGAATCCATTCACAACGGAATCAACCCAAACTGCCTTAACATCGGCAACACCACCATAGGAAGTATGATGTAAATGGTTTTCGGCATTGAGTCCCCTTACTATTTTGAATCTATCTGGGTCTTCGGTAGAATACACTAAAATCTTACGGCGTAGGTCAGTATTTTCTTTGAACTCTAAAACAATATTATCTGCTGGGCGAACGATATGGGTCATTATACATTAATAGTTAGATTATTTTCTAAATATTAATCCGCTAAACTATCTTATTCTTTTTGGTTCATCGCTTCCTCTAATCCCAAAATATCGCAGTCAATACCCATAGACGACTGGTAATGCTCCATCACCTTATTCATTTTTTTATCAAAGTCTTCAAGGGTATTTACATCAATCATCAACTTGGTAGGGACTTCCCAGCACATCTGGGGAGCATCATATTTACCATCTCGCCACACCTTCAACTCTTTTGTCTTAAATGTATCAAACAACTTCGCATCATATTTGATGTAATAGTATCCATCGGTGTAGGCAAAGGTGAAGTAAAGATTCCTATACTGACCTTTCGCCTTGTGAATAGGCATTAGTCCAGTATCATATTTTTGGATAGATATGCGACGAGATTTTTGTTCCATCTCATCACCAAACTCATTGAAGAAATCTCTTCTACGAAATTGATTGTTGGGGTCATACTGGAAATCACCCATCTTCTTACACCATAATTTAAGATACTTTTCTTCATTGTCTTTTCCCATAGATAAGTCGGCATTCTTGGTTCGGCAGTTTGTTAGGCAGTTCATACTCTATTATAGTTTAATAGAGGACAACTTCTTTAAGTATTAAAAAACGCAATTGATAAATTGAATTAATAATTACGCTTAACAATCAAATTAATAAATTAAAACAATCTAAAAAATAATCGCAATATTAATTATAGAACGATGGATATTAAGGCATACATTAAGTCAAAGAGGGAAGGATTAGCAGAGAGTAGTATCACTACCTACGCAAGTATTTTGAAATCACTTTACAAGAAAGTATGGGGCGATGAGAAAATGGATTTTAATAAGTTTAGCGAACACAAGGTTATTTTGGAGAGTTTAAAGGACTTACCCCCTAACAAAAGGAAAACCATACTATCGGCACTTTTTATAATAACGCAAATCCCCCAATACAGAACATTGATGATGGAGGACAGCACCGCATACGCAAAGGAAATCGCCCAGAACAAGAAGACGGAAACCCAAGAGGAGAACTGGGTAGAACCCCAAGAGATAGACGCTGTTTTGGCGAAACTGGAAAAGGACGCAACGGCAATCTATAAGAAACAGACCAAGACACCCCAAGACCTCCAAGAGATACAGAACTATATCATAATGGTGATGTTGAGTGGTAAGTATATCCCTACCAGAAGAAGTAAGGATTTCTGCGACTTCAAAATAAAAAACATAAATCCAGAAACCGACAACTACATAGACAAGAAGAATCTGGTATTCAATTCCTACAAGACCGCCAAGACATATGGAAGGCAAACCTTACCTATACCGATTAAGTTAAAAAATATACTTAACAAGTGGATTGCTATTAACCCTACGGACTACCTTTTGTTTGATGTGAATATGAATCCCTTAACCAATGTTAAATTGAACCAACGCATCAATAAGATATTTGACGGCAAGAAGGTAAGCACAAATAACCTCCGTCATACTAACATCACAGAGGCACTCGGCGAACATAAGGCAACCAAGAAGAAGGCGGAAAAGTTGATGACGGATATGGGAAGCAGTTTCAATATGGTGGATACATATTACAAGGAATAAAAAAAAAGGGGAATATCCCCCTATATAATTAAGTTAAGTTAAAGTTAAGTTTATATGAAATATATGTTTTATATAAGTTATTTATTCGTCCTCCTCACCTTCAATGATGAGGGGTTTTTTCTTTTGTGTAATAGTATGTGTAAATATAGCATTTATATAGTCCTCTTTTCTCATAGACTTCTTGGTCTTGATTCCCTTACCTACGCATATCGCCAGTAGTTCCTTATTTGATTTGGGTTCGTATTCTGCTCTTATCGCTTCAAGGACATCGCTACTATCCTTGACTGCTCCACCGCCAACCTTCAAGGGAGGGGTCTCTATTTCATCACTACACAATGGGTAGGGTTCGTAAGTCGGTGCTACATCTGGTCGGCACTCGTTCCACATTCGTATGTTTGCTTGGGTATGGTTCTCCTTACTGGGGTGTATTGTCTTTTCCTCGCCAGTCTTATCGTCAATCTTCACATAGGGAGGGGGAGTTATAACTCCCATTATTCTGTCGTTATTAATATAGTGGATTCTGTCTTCTCCCAATTTGTTGTTTTCTATTATACCAGACTTGTATCTGGCGATGAGTTGGACGGCAAACGCTTGTCTCCAAGTGTGGCGTTCGTCCTTAATCTCGTATTTTTCGGTTTTCATATTTCTTCTTGCTTGTTGTTGGAGGATACAAGACCTCGTAGTGCGTTGATGTTCCCTTATGAACTTACAATGGAGTCTCTTATTACAGAACTCGCAAGTGCGGAAGTCCTTATCGTTGAGTTTCTCCACTGCTCTGGGTGGTTTTGGGGGTTCTTTCTTCGCTCTGCGGACAATCTCCACATACACAACGGACTGCTGGACTTGGACTTTTGCTTCGTATAGTTTTTTGGTAAGGTTTGCGAGTTCAAGATACTCGCCCTCGTTAATTCCGTTTCGTTCTTGGAGTTTCTCTACCGCTCCAAAGAGCGACTCCATCAACCCAGCAAACTCTTTGTTCTGGGTATATTCCACAAGGGGTTGATACATATTAGTAGTAGAGGGGGTTTCGTTTAAGTTATTGGTATTCATCTTAATGTTTGTTATTATTTTGTGTCTGGGAGGTAAGTCTATTTTGGAGGTCAATTTTTTGAGGGGGTTGGTTAAGGGTATTTATATCCTTACTTTATTGCTTGGAAATCTAAATCAATTTTTTTTTCAATTTTAAATAAATTGAAATTACTGAAAATCTATAAATGCTGTTTTGTTATTTTATGCTTTCTGTTATTTTACAGAAAAAGTTTTCAATTTTATGAGTTTGTTAATTTTTATGCTCTCCAAAGTTGTTTGGAAAAAGGGGTCAATTTTTTGAGTCCAAAAAAAAGGGAATATCCCCTTCATATTAAGTTAAATTAATTAAGTTTAAAACATACAATATATACAGCAAAACCTTACTCCTTTCTAATAGCAGTCAGCACATCACTGAACTTCACAAACCACTCATAACTTACCTTGTCTTCATACCCCTTGATGTAGTAAGGGTCTTCCTTATTCTCAAAGACATCTCTCACAGCACCCCCTCTGTATCTATTAAACTTCGTATCCTCGCAAGGATAGAACCAAGAGTTTGGTTCATTATATCGTAAGTGTGTAATCTTGATAAACCACCACTTATGGTGTTCCTTACATTGCCTCTCACCCAACTCCATTTTTCTGGTGTCTTGGGTAGTCCCCCCATATTTTTCAATTTCCTTGTATCCCATTTTTGTATATAATTTTTCTAATTCTTCGTCGCCTCTATGGAAATTAACCCATCGGTTATGACCTCCACAATCACTATGTCCTTTCAAATAACAATCAAACAATTGCTTTCCAATTCCGTATCCTCTAAAATCTTTATCCACAATCCAGTAATCAACTGAACTGGTAGTATTATACTTACCTCCCATTTCTGGTGTGCTATATATGATGAACCCCACAATCTTGTTTTGGATTCTTGCTGTTGCGACTTGACGACTGGTGTTTCCAAAACAAATCCCACCCCTCTTGCTGGGGTCAATAATGCCTTGAATGGTCTCCCAATAGAAGTTATACTTCCTCGCCAACTTGACTATTTTTTTATTTTTGTTTTCGTCTGCCCTCTCACCATATTTGTAGGGGTAATTTTCAATAAAGCATTCCATCTGCTTTGCCTTGCGGTAAGGTTTTGCGTCCTTCAATAAGAACTCGTAATCGTTTCCAAAGTTGGCGTTGTCGGTGTTAATAGTGATATTCATTTTCGTAATTTGTAATTTGCTGTATGGGATTTTAATTTGTATGCGTTCAATTTTACTGACGGATTCCATTTCAATTTTTTTTTCAATTTTTCAACTTTTTATTTCTCGGCAAGAGTTTCTTTTTTTGAATCAATTTTTTGAGTCTCAATTCTGTGAGCGTTTTGATTCGCCAATCTCATAGCGATGAAGAAGTCCTCCGCCTCTGTGTCTGTTCTTTCCAACTTACCAGTGGAGTTATTGAACTTGTATCGGTCATTCTCATACCGCATTTCCTTACTATTTTTTTTATATTCGGCACAATACTTATAGTGCCTTTCTCTTGCGGAGAGCATTGTCTTCTCATCATTGTAGGTCTTTTCAAGACCACAAGAACATTCAAAGTAGTAGCACCAACTTCTCAAAATAGTCTTGGTATTGTTCTTCGGCATTTTAAGTTAAATATGTTAAGTTTATTACTTGTTTTGTTTATAATTTATACTCTCAATTCCCCATCAATTTTTTGAATCAATTTTTTTTGTTTTATATGTAAATCCAAAATACTAAAAATCTATAATCAAATTACCCCCCACCTAATATACTTCTCTGTATGTTCTATTTATGAAACTTTAATTTCTGGTGAGTATGTCCGTCTATCCTATTAAACGCTACATTAATACCATTTGCTTTTGCTTCCGCAACTGCTTGGTTTTCAATCTCACAAAACTGGCGATGTCTTTTACTTACCGAGACCAAAATCTTTTTATCATTACAACTCCTCTCGTATCCACAACAGCATTGATAGGTAAAGTCGGTTTGTCTTAAATGGAACTTCGGCATTTTAAGTTTATATAGTTAAGTTTAGAACTGGTTTGGTTTATATTTATAAAGTAATATTATGAGAAAAAATCCCAATTCAATTTTTTTTAATTACATAGTAAATTGGATTCACTACAAAACAACACACATATATATACAAATAGAAAGCAACACATACAAACATTTCTTTATAAAACTCTTTTCAAAATTAAAACATACAGAGAAGTATATTAGGTAGGGGGTAATTTGATTCTCCATTGTTTCAACTGGGTTCTCATCATATCAAATAGAGTCTTGGCGACCCTCATCTTATCTGGACTTATCTTTGTAATCTTAACTGGTTTCCATCTTGCTTCATCGGTTTTCCACACACATAAGGAGTGTTTCAATTGGCGGTTAATTTCCTCTTGTAGGAGGGTAAGGAGTATCTTCTTTGTAGTAGTCTTATACTTGGAGGTTTCTGGGAAGGTTGCTGAATAGTAGTTGTCCCTTTCATCTAATAGGTTTCGTAGGATTAACGCTACATCTTGCTTGGACTTATACTGAATTATTTTATCAACCCATAGGTTAAGGACTTCCTTACCTTGCTGGTAGGGGTGCTTGGGTTTGGGTATGTATGACTTGATATGCTCCCAGATGCCCTCTGGAAATACAACGGAACTTTCAATAAGGACATAGGTGTCGCCTCGCTT